AAATGGTGCGTGATTCTGCACCTGATTTGTTCTAATGAAACCAATTAAACGAGAAATAGAACAAGTCAAGGATCAAACATGTGATCGCGTAGGATATAGAGTCTGGCGTCAAGCTAGGGGTCAAGTTTGGTGGCGTGTTGATGATCAAGTCGAGATTAAAGTTTTGGATCAAGTATGGTATATGTTATATGAAACCGTTTAGAAAACAAATTTTGGATCACAGGGTCCAAGTCTTGAATCAAACCAGGGTTCAAGTCTGGGATCAAATATTTGATCAAAGTAGGGATGATATTAAATGGACATAATGGAACTATTTGAAGAATGGGAAAAAGATGGTGAATTCAATAAGGCTGACCTATCTAAAGAGTCGTTGAATATACCTAAGCTACATAACAAATGGTATAAGGTCTATATGACAGAACGACTTAAGTTCAAACGACTCGAGTCTGAACTTAAAACACTCAAAGCGGAAAAGTGGGAATTTTATCTAGATGGTCCTACCGAGGAACATGATGCTCTTGGGTGGGAATTACCCCCTAAAGGTAAAATCCTAAGGGGTGATATTCAACACTACTTAGATAAAGATAAGGATATTGTTGAACTCACTCTAAAAATAGCATATCAATATGAAATAGTGGACTTCTGTGACGCAGTTTTAAAGATGATAAATAATAGAGGATTTCAAATCAAATCCGCTATTGATTTCTTAAAGTTTACTAATGGTATTGATTATTAATGGACAAACTATCTGTTGTTAAAGAAAATGAGGTATATAATAGAGTAAGTTGTTCTGACGCCGGAATGGCTCAAGAATTAGTTGAATATTTTACATTCCAAGTTGATGGTTATCAATTTATGCCAGCTTATAAAAATGGTAGTTGGGATGGTAAGATAAGACTGTATAACTCTATGACTGGCTTATTATACGCTGGTCTTAATGCTCATTTAGACAAATTTGCTAAAACTAGAGATTATGAGATCGAATATCTTTATGATATTTCGGCTTATAATCTTTCGTTACTAGAAGCTAAAGAGTGGGTTAAACAACAGAACTTTACATTAGAACCACGTGATTATCAATTAGATGCATTTGTACATGGTGTTAGGAATAGACGAGGTGTATTAGTATCACCTACAGCTTCTGGTAAATCATTCATTATCTATATGCTTACCAAATGGTATCAAAAGAAAACTCTAATCATTGTTCCTACTACTTCATTGGTACATCAAATGACATCAGACTTTGATGACTACGGCTTCGACTCTGATTCAAATGTACATAAGATCTTTTCAGGTCAAGACAAGAAAACCAACAAACAAGTCACTGTGACAACATGGCAATCAATCTATAAGCTACCTAAGAAATGGTTTGCTCAATATGATGTTGTTATAGGTGATGAATGTCATCTTTTCAAAGCCAAATCTCTAACATCTATTATGACTAAACTAGAGTCATGTCAGTATAGGTTTGGTTTTACTGGTACCTTAGACGAAGTACATACTAACAAACTGACCCTTCAGGGTCTATTTGGTACTGTCTACCAGGTGATTAAAACCAAAGAACTAATGGACCAAAAGCACCTATCTTCATTTGATATTAAAGGAATAGTACTCAACTATACAGATGAAGAAAAGAAATTAGTTAGAAAGCTAAACTACCAGGATGAAATGGACTTCCTGGTAAGCCATACTAAACGTAATAACTTCATTACTAACCTAGCATGTTCACTAGAAGGTAACACCTTATTACTGTTTCAGTATGTAGAAAAGCACGGTAAACTATTATATGAATCTATTTCTAAGTTAGCTAACGGTAGAAAAGTCTTTTTTGTTCATGGTGCTGTATCTGGTGAGGACCGAGAAGAGATTAGACATATTGTAGAGAATGAAGATAATGCTATCATAATTGGTTCTTATGGTACTCTATCAACTGGTATTAACATTAAGAAACTTCATAACATCATCTTTGCATCACCATCTAAAAGTAAAATTAGGAACCTACAATCTATTGGTAGAGTCTTAAGAAAATCAGATGAAAAGACCCATGCTATCTTATATGATATAGCTGATGATCTAATTTGGAAGAAAACCAAAAACTATACCATAAATCATTTCATTGAACGAATTAAGATTTATGACCAAGAACAATTTGATTACAAAATCTATAATGTAAAATTATAATGCTTACTTATTATCTAATTCTGGATTTGTAGGGCAGGGCCAATGAATACTTATATAAATAGTATGAATAAGGGTTTGAATAACATTTTTAATGCAATGTTAATTTATTCGCTTCGCTACGCTCAGCGAACAAGCAAGCTTGTTATTAAAGCTTAAATAATAATCATATATTCAATTCATTAATTAAGTATTTTTAAAATGGTTAAGTAGTATTAGTTAACACTATTATAACACACGCAAAAAGTATGTAAACCCTTTTCCTTAAAAAAGATATAAAAAAATGAAAAAAGATACAAAAACTTCAGGTCTTAAGTTAAAAAGTGGAGAGAATATCCTCTGCCGTATAATAGAAGAGAATGATTCTTATGTACTCACGGATGATACTCTTGTAATTCATTATGATACTAGTGATTCTATTCCATTAATAGTACTAATTAAGTACGGAATATTTGAAAAAGAAGCTGATTATGGGTTTACATTTGACAGAAAAGATATTATAAAGGTATATAAGGATGTGCCTGATAAGTATGCAAAATTTCATTCATCTTATATGAAGCATCTTAGAGGTGAACTTAATCAAGAAAAACAAGAAGGAACAATATTTGATGCAATACCAACCGGAACCATGCACTAGTGGCTAATTACATAGATAACAAAGAGTTTTATGCTCAATTAATAGAATATAGAAAAGGTGTCTTAGAGGCAGAAAATACAGGGGATGAAGTTCCTATCATTCCCGATGATATTAGTATGAAATTCATACAGATTGCTACAAACTTAGGTAGTAAAGGTAACTTTTCGGGTTATACATATAAAGATGAAATGATCTTGGATGCTATTGAGAATTGTATCAAAGCAGTACACAATTTTGATCCTGAGAAGAGTAAAAATCCTTTCGCTTATTTCACCCAGATTTCTTGGTATGCTTTCTTGCGCCGTATTGAGGCTGAAAAGAAACAGACTTATATAAAGTATAAGTCCCTAGAAAGGGCTGTGTTGACTGATACCATCACTGAAGGATCATCTGAAATGCTTGATATGTCTAAGATAGCATTAGATTCAGATAAGATGGCACCTATTATTGAACGATTTGAAAAGAAAAAGAAGAAATGAAAATAGCCCTGATTACTGATACACACTTCGGAGCTCGAGGTGATAGTATTGTATATGCAAATTATTTTAAGAAATTTTATGATGAAATCTTTTTCCCTTACATAGATGAACATGATATATCTACAGTCATTCATTTGGGTGATATAGTAGATAGACGTAAGTATATTAATTATCTTACTGCTGATAATCTATATGAGACTTTGATCAAACCATGTAAAATTAGAGGTATTGATCTCAATGTTATCATAGGTAACCACGACACATATTACAAGAATACTAACAAATATAATGCTATGAGACAGTTATATCAGTATTGTGATTTGGTTGATTGGTATGAAGAAGCAACAGAAGTTGACTTTGGATCATGTAAGATGCTATTTGTACCATGGATTAACAGTGGTAATATTGATCATACGATGGAAATGTTGAGTAAGTCAAAAGCTCAAGTAGTAATGGGTCACCTTGAACTCAAGGGCTTCCAGATGTACAAGGGAGCTATTAATGATCATGGGTTTGATACAGACCCATTTGATAAGTTTGATATGGTAATGAGTGGGCATTTCCACCATAAGTCTAGTTCTAAGAACATTCATTATCTTGGTTCACCGTATGAGATTACATGGTCAGATTATAATGATGAACGTGGTTTCCATGTGTTTGATACAGAAACTCGTGAGTTGACATATGTTAGAAATACATTCCATATGTTCAATAAGCTATATTATGATGATAGTTTAGAGTCTCACCCTGATTTACTTAAGACTGATCTGTCACATATTAGAGATAGTAATGTAAAGGTTATCATCAAGAATAAGGATAACCCATATTTCTTTGATCTTTATTTGGACTATGTAAACTCATTTGAACCACATCATATTCAAACAGTAGAGGATAATCTTAACCTACAGTTAGAAGGTGAAGATCATATTGTAGATGAAGCAGAGGATACTTTAACTGTCCTAAATAAGTTCATTGAGTCTTTAGAGATTAAAGAGAAAAAAGAATTGAAAACATTATTTGCCGGCATCTATGAGGAAGCTCTAGATGTGGTTGGAGAGCATGGTTGATTATATTTAAGACTTTGAAGTACCAGAATTTCCTATCTTCTGGTAACATTTGGACTGAAATAGATCTTAACAGATCCCCTTCTACATTGATTATTGGGGAGAATGGTGCTGGTAAGTCTACTATGATTGATGCAATATGTTTTGCTCTATATGGTAAACCTTACCGAGACATTAACAAACCTCAGCTACTTAATAGTATCACCAACAAAGATTGCTTGGTTGAAATTCTTTTTACTATTCAGAAGAAAGAATATAGAGTAGTACGAGGTATTAAACCTAATGTCTTTGAAATTTATGAGAATGATAAGCTCATAGATCAATCATCAAGTATTAGAGAATACCAAGAAATTCTTGAAAAGAAGATTCTCAAGATTAATCTAAAGTCATTCAAACAGATTGTAGTGATTGGTTCAGCTAACTTCGTACCATTCATGCAACTTACACCTGGTGACAGACGTGTAATCATCGAAGACCTATTGGATATTGATATCTTCACCAAGATGAATAACATCTTAAAAGACAAGATCATCAAAAATAAGGGTGATATTCAAGACGTTCAGTATAAGTTGGAAGTTTGTAATGAAAAAATTGTTCTTATCAAAGAGCATATAGACGAACTCAATAACATTTCAACTGGACTTGATGACAAGAAGCGAAAAGAAATTGAAGATCTTAAATCTAGAGTATCTGAAAGTGAAGCCGAAATAGTATCATATAAGACAAAGATTGCCGAACATGATAATATTGAAAGTAAACTAACCAAAGTGAGTGGTAAGATTGACAGTATTAAGACTATTCAGGCAAATCTTAATACAAAGATTAATCTACTCAATAAGGAATTGAACTTCTTCCATGATAATGAAACATGCCCAACATGTGAGCAAGGTATTGATCATGACTTTAAGACCGATAAGATTACATCTGGTTCAGTTAAAAAAGTTGAATTATCAGAAGCTCTATCTCAATTAGAAGAGATCTTAGAAGATGAAGAAGAAACCAAGTTAGATCTTAAGTGTATTCAGGATAAGGTAAAGAACTATACATCACAAATCAGACATTGTGAACAGGATATTAGGTCGTTACTATCTGATATTAATCGACTAGAGAATGATAAGAATGAAGAAAAGGACCTTAGTGCTAATAAAGCTAAGGAACTTGAAGAAGTCAATAATGAGTTAAAAGAACTCAATGAGACAAAAGAAGAGTTGTTAGAGCACAAGCGTGTGTATGATATGGCTGCTGTATTGCTCAAAGATGGTGGTATTAAGACTAAGATCATCAAGCAATATATTCCCATCATCAATACTCTGATCAATAAATATCTAGCGTCACTTGAATTCTTTGTTCAGTTTGAACTTGATGAAGAATTTACAGAGACTATCAAATCTAGACATAGAGATATCTTTTCTTATGCTTCATT